TCGAAAGGGGTAAAAGAAATGGCAGCACGAAAGGAAAAGAGCAAAGAAGCCAAGATAAAGAGTGAAAAGACAAGATTAAAAGGGATTTTCAAGGACTTAGACGAAAATAAAAAGAAGTTGGTAACGCCGCTGATAGAAAAGGCTGCTTTTATGTCGATAGAACTTGATGAATTGCAGAACGTGATAGAGGAAACGGGCTGGACAAGTGAGTACAAAAACGGAGAGAACCAGTACGGGACGAAGAAAAGCCCGGAAGCAGAAACATACATAGCATTATCAAAGAATTATGCGGCTATCATCAAGCAATTAACAGAGCTTGTACCTGCGGCAAAACGTAAGCAAAGCAAGCTGGCAGCCCTTAGAGAAGAATAGGGCAAATGCCATATAAAAATTATATCTATGAGTACTACGCAAAGATAAGCAGCGGCGAGATCATCGTAGGAAAATGGATTAAAAAAATATTTGAAATCATCATAAACGGGCTACAAACGCAGGAGTATTTTTTTAATGCCAAGGCAGCCAATAAAGCTATAAAATTCATAGAAACATTTTGCCACCATAGCAAGGGACGTAATGATTTAATCACACTGGAATTATGGCAAAAAGCTATAGTTTCCACCATTTTTGGCATACAAGATGCAGAAAAAATACGTGTTTTTCGTGAAATTTTTATTGTTATCGGACGAAAAAACGGCAAAAGTTTGTTTGCATCTGCGCTAATCGCATACATGGCTTATTTAGAGCCGGAGTATGGACAGGAAATATACTGTTTAGCGCCCAAATTAGACCAAGCAGCCCTTGTATATGACGGATTCTATCAAATGGTACAGGCAGAGGAAGAGTTGGAAGAGCTGGCGAAAAAACGGCGTAGCGATATCTATATTGCAGAGAGCAATACAGTTATCAAACCGATTGCATTTAATGCTAAAAAGTCGGACGGTTTCAACCCGCAGCTTGTTGTATGTGATGAAATGGCGGCATGGAGCGGGGACGCTGGATTAAAGCAGTATGAGGTTATGAAATCTGCTTTAGGCGCACGTAAACAGCCGATGATTTTAAGCATAAGTACAGCTGGATATATCAACGATAGTATCTATGATGAGTTAATGAAGCGTAGCACAAGTTTCTTAAAGGGAAACAGCAAAGAACGCAGACTATTACCATTTTTGTACATGATTGATGATGTGGAAAAATGGAACGATATAGAAGAACTGAAAAAAGCAAACCCGAATATGGGTGTATCAGTAAAAGAGAGTTTCTTTATTGATGAAATTGCAGTAGCAGAGGGCAGTTTAAGTAAAAAAGCAGAGTTCCTTACCAAGTACTGCAATATCAAACAGAACAGCTCTATTGCATGGCTGGAATATCAGACAGTGGAAAAAGCAGAAGTATTAAAAACACTGGAAGATTTTAGAGAGTGCTATGCAGTGGGCGGTATAGATTTGAGCCAAACAACAGACTTGACAGCCGCAAGCGTGGTTATAGAGAAAGAGGGCGTATTATACGCATTTACACAATTCTTTATGCCGAAAAACAGGCTTGAAACCTTGCAGGCAGCAGATGGAGTACCGTATGACATTTTTGTTAAGAAAGGCATTATTACTTTATCCGGGGACAATTACGTTAATTACAAAGACGTATTTAGCTGGTATGTATGGTTGCTGGAAACATACGGCATAAGGGTTTTGAAAATCGGATATGACAGGTACAGCGCACAGTACCTTGTGGACGATTTGAAAAATTACGGATTCCACACAGATGATGTTTACCAAGGCGAAAACCTCACACCTGTAATACGGGAGTTTGAGGGAATTGTTAAAGACGGCGATTTTAAAATTGTAAACAATAAATTGCTACAGTCGCATTTCTTAAACGTGGCATTAAAGCACAACATGGAAACAAGGAAGTTCCGCCCGATAAAGATAGAACAGCGGGCGCATATAGATGGTTTTGTATCTGTCATAGATGCAATGACGGTAAGACAGAAATACCACGAAGAGGTAGGGGAATTACTGAAAAACGCCGCATAGAAAGGAGAGTAAACGGCATGAGATTTTTAGATTATCTTTTTCATGGCAAAGAATTAAAAGCCATAGGAAATTATTTTAAAATGCTGAACGGCTACAGCCCGACATTTACCAGCTTTAGCGGCGGTGTATATGAAATGGATTTGACAAGGACAGCGGTAAACAATTTTGCCACTCATTGCAGCAAATTAAAGCCGGAGATTGAGGGCAGTGCCCTTAAAACATTGGAAAAGACATTACAGCATAAGCCAAATTATTTTATGGACACAACAAAATTTATTAAGCGTCTGGCAACGTATGTGGCTGTAGAGCATACAGCGTTCATTATTCCGATAGAAGACGAATACGGGCGTTTATGCGGCTGGTATCCATTGCGTGCCGAACGCTGCGAGGTAATAGAGTGCGAGGGGCAGTTATATTTGCGGTACCTGTTTGCAAATGGCAGCTATGGGGCTATTGAGTTTGAGCGTGTGGGGATTATGACAGATTTTGAATATAAAGACGATCTGTTTGGAGAGGATAACAGCACGCTTGCACCAACGATGCAGTTGATACATACGCAAAACGAGGGAATCATAAACGCAGTAAAAAACTCTGCAAATATCCGATTTTTAGCAAAAGTTGCAAACATGCTGAAACCAGAGGATATAAAGAAAGAGCGCAAGCGTTTTACAGAGGACAATTTAAGCGCAGACAATGATAGCGGAATGATTATTTATGATAATAAATTTTCCGACTTGAAGCAGGTAGAGAGTAAACCGTATACACCTAACGCATTGCAGATGCAGCACATACAGGAAAATGTTTGTACACATTTTGGTACGAACATGGATATTTTGCAGAACAAATTTGACGAGAATACATGGAACGCCTATTACGAGGGGAAAATAGAGCCTTTTGCAATTCAATTATCTTTAGTGATGACAAACATGAGCTTTACAGAAAGAGAGCGGGCGTGTGGAAATGCTATTTTCTTTTCTGCAAACCGTTTGCAATATGCCAGCAATGCTACAAAGTTGAGCGTAAGCACGCAGCTATTTGACAGGGCATTACTAAACAGAAATGGCGTAATGGATATATGGAATATGGCGCATGTTGAGGACGGAGAAAAATATTATATCCGCAAAGAGTATACAGAGGTAAGCGAACTGCAAAAAGGCAATGAGCCACAAGTAGTTATACAGCAAGTCCCGCAGGCAGGGGAACAGAACCCACAACCAGAAACGGGAGAAACACAAGACGGACAAACAGAGAAAGAGGGTGTTAATAATGCCAGTTAAAAAAGAACGGGAATACAGAACGCTGGTAACACCACTCACTGCCCAAGTTGCGAGCGATAAGCGCATAAATACAGAATGTTATGTAGAGGGATACGCCACTACATTTAACGTACCGTATCTTTTATATGAATTTGAGGACGGTACAAAGATTTACGAAAGAATTGACGCACACGCACTGGATAATGCAGATATGAGTGACGTTATAATGCAGTACGACCATACAGGCAGGGTATTTGCCAGACAGTCCAACAAAACATTGATTTTAGAGCCAGATGCGAAAGGCTTATTTGTGGCAGCAGATTTAAGTAAAACAGATTTGGCAAGGGGATTGTATCAGGACATTGACGCAGGCATGATAACAAAAATGTCATGGGCGTTTACCGTAGCAGAGGAAAGCTACGACAGGGAAACACACACAAGAACGATTCTAAAAATCAAAAAAGTTTATGATGTATCAGCCGTAAGTATTCCGGCAAATAACGATACTGAAATAAGTGCCCGTAATTTTGCAAATAGGAGTTATGAGCAGGAAAAGCAGGAGTTGCTTAAAAGGCGGGCTATGATACTAAAGATTAAGGCGAGCTTATAAAAGCGAAAGTGAAAAGGAGAAAAACAGAGCATGAGATTAAAAGAAATTGAGGCAAGATTAGCAGAAATCAGAGAAGAGCTGAACACCAGAGCGGCAGAGCTTACAGACGAAGAAATGACAGCACTTGAAGCAGAGGTAACAGCATTACAGGAAGAAAGAACCTCTTTGCAAGCGGCAGCAGAAAAACGCAAAAATTTACTTGCAAGAATTGCTGCGGGAGAGCCTACAGGCGGAGCAGGCACAGAACCTACGACATTCAGAAACTTTGCAGGAGCAGGCGGAACGGGTGCAGCAGCAACAGAGCCAGAGGATAAGTACGACACTGTAGCATACAGAAAAGCATTTATGAATTATGTGTGCAGGGGCGTGGTTATTCCGCAGGAGTATAGAGCGGCAGAAAATACTACGACAGCAGACAGCGGCGCAGTAATTCCAACCTCTATTATGAATGAGATTATTACAAAGCTGGAAAGCTACGGCAGCATTTACGCAAAAGTACGCAAGATTAACGTACAGGGCGGTGTATCCATTCCGATTGCAGATTTAAAACCTACGGCACACTGGATTGCAGAGGAAAAGAGCAGCGATGACCAGAAAGCATCTGCAAAAACTTCTGTAACATTCAACTATTACGGCTTAGAGTGCAAAATTTCACAGAGCATTTTAGCCAATGTTGTTACTCTGAAAATGTTTACTGATCTGTTTGTACCTATGGCAACAGAGGCAATGGTAAAGGCTATTGAGATTGCAATTTTCAATGGTACAGGAGAGGGGCAGCCACTGGGTGTCACAAAGGACAGCAGGGTAACAACGGTTGTTACGCTGACACAGGAAGAGTATGAGAGCTGGAACGGCTGGCACAAAGTAAAAGGAAAAATGAAAAAGGCGTACAGAAACGGCAGTTTTGTTATGAATCAGTCCACGTTTGATACAGGCATTGACGGAATGGAAGATAAGAACGGGCAGCCGATTGGACGTACAAATTATGGAGTGAACGGAGAGGAAACATACCGTTTCATGGGCAAGAACGTGGAAACCGTAGAGGACGATGTATTACCGAGCTGGGACGATGCAAACGAGGGCGATGTAATTGCGGTATTTATGAGTTTCTCTGATTACGTTATCAATACCAACATGGAAATGCAGGTAGTGAAGTGGACAGACCACGATAACAACAAAATCAAAAACAAGTGCTTAATGGTTGTGGACGGCAAGGTAGCCGATGCAAACGGCATTATCTTAGTGAAAAAGGGCGTTAGGTCGGTATAAGGAAAGAGAGGCACAATATGGCACATTTTGATGTAAAAGAGCTTGAAAAGCGGAAAAAGGAAGATTTACAGAAACTTGCAAATGAGCTGGGGTTGAGTGACAGCGGAACGAAAGAAGAGCTTGCAAAGAGAATTGCGGCAGTAGATGCAGAAGAGCCGGAAGAGGGAGAAACGCAGCAGGGAGAGCCGCAGCAGCCGGAAGTACCGGGAGAAGCAGAACAGGAAACGCCAACGCCGGAAGTGTCCGAAACGGACACAGAAAAAGACGGTGTGAGAGTAACGGTTATTGAAACCTACAAAGATAAACAGGCGCAGCAGACATTTAGACCGGGCAAAGAATTTGTTGTAACAGCAGAACGTGCAGAGGTTTTAGTGGCAGCAGGAGTGGCGAAAATCACAAAGTAGAGGCGGTTTTATGGAAACAATATTAACAGATACCATAAAAAGCAGCATGAGGATTTTAAGCAAATCCGCAGTGATTGAACAGGACATAAACAACAGCATTGCAGCCTGCAAGTTGGATTTACAGCTTGCGGGCGTGGTAAATATCAATGAAAATGATGCGCTTATTATCAGAGCCGTTACGTTGTTTGTGAAAGCAGAGTTTAATTACCAAAATGCAGCAGATAGATACAGGCAGAGTTACGAGGCGTTGAAAATGTCACTGTGTCTTGCCGGAGATTACAACACAAAAGAGGGATAAGATGCAGGAAGAAATTACGTTATGCGAGCAGATCAATGACAGCGAGGTAGAGAAAACTATTATTTTCTGTGACGTTGAGAGCATTACGCAAAGTGAGTTTGAGGCAGTAGGACAAAAGGACATAAAGCCGCAATACAAGTTTGTGGTATGGAGTTTTGAGTACAGCAATCAAACAGAGATTGAGTACAACGGGCAGAGGCTGACGGTGTACCGAACATACAAACGGAAGAACGAAGAAAAGACAGAATTGTATGCAGAAAAGCGGGTGGGCAGACGTTGAGCAAAGAAGTAGATATAAAAGACCTTGCAACAGAGATTGCAGCCGGGCTTACAGAGTACGACCAGAACGTAGCGGACGAAATAAAAACGATAGTTGATGATGTGGCACAAGAGGGCGTGGACGAACTGAAACAGAGCAGCCCAAAGCTGACAGGAAGTTATAGAAGAGGTTGGAGAAAAAAACAGACCTATGCAGATACCCGCACCAAAAGAAATACAGTGTTCAACAAAACGGATTATCAAATTACACATTTGCTGGAATATGGACACGCAAGCCGAAATGGCGGGCGTGTAAAACCAAGCGTACATATTAAGCCTGTAGAGGAAAAAATGATAACAGAATTACAGGAACGTATAGAAAAGGCGGTGCAGCAGTGAGATTAGAAACAATAATTGACAGGGCAAAAGTAATGGGGCTACCACTTGCAAAAGATGCGTTCCGAGAAACGAAAGAGAACCCGTTACCAGTGCCGCCATATCTTGTGTATATCGTACCGCAGGTAGTAGGGCGTGGAAGTGATGAAAGAATTTTGTTACATGAGATACATGCAGCACTGGAACTGTACACAGACAAAGTAGCAGACGGCAGTTTAGAGAAAGAAATTGAAGAAAAAGTATTATTTGATGTGGATTACACAAAGTACCAAGATACGATTGAAAGTGAGGACATGGTACAGACCGCATACGAATTTACAATTTACGAGAAAGTGAGAAAGAAAGGATAAGGATATGGACAGCGAAAGAATTATTTTAGGCAGTGGAAAACTGTATTGTATGGTTTTTACCGGGGAAATCCCGGAAGATACAGCAATTGAAACAGACACAAACCAGCTTGCACATATCAAGGGTGGTGCATCGTTGGAGTATACCGCAGAAACATATACGGCAAAGGACGATTTGGGCGTTGTACAGAAAACGGTTTTAACCAGTGAAGATGTGACGTTAAAGGCAGGGTTGCTTACATGGTGCGCAAAGACACTTGAAAAATTGTGTGCAACAGCGAGAGTAACCGAAACAGCCAAAAAGAGAACTGTAAAAATCGGTGGAATCAAAAACCAGAACAATAAAAAATACCTCATTAGATTCTTACACGAAGATAGTGAGGACGGCAATATCAGAGTAACGATTGTGGGAAGAAATGAGGCAGGCTTTAGCTTTACATTTGCCAAAGATGCAGAAAGCACAATCGAGCCGCAGTTTAAGGCGCACCCGTTGGATAAAGACGGCACATTATTGATTTTTGACGAGGATATCGTTACAGAAGTGTAAAGAAAAAGCTGCGGGGCACTTCCCGCAGCTAAAAAAGGAGAGTAAAGCATGGCGAACAAAAGCTTTAATTTTGGAAAAATGAAACGAAGTTTTTATACAACGACACTGAAAGACGGCAAAGTAGTAATTGTAAACATGCCAAAGAAAAGCACATTTGAAAAGATGCAGGAAATCAGTGATCTGGACGAAGAGGAAGTGGACGGCAAAGAAGTATATAAAACAATGTTGTCACTTATGGCTGAAATCTTATCTAACAATAAAAACGGGGAGCGGATTACAGCAGAGTATTTGGAAAGCGAAGAGTACGACATTGAGGAAATCGTGGCATACATTAACGATTATGGCGATTTTGTCAATTCGATTAAGAATAACCCAAATTAAAAATGCCGTATTATCCGGGCGGCGGCAGCGGGGACGAGGTGCATTATAGATTAAATACAAAAGGGGAAAAGCTGGTAATTGATTATCTGAACATCACAATATTTGATGTGCAGGAAATGCCAATAGATTTGTATTTATATTTTATGCGAGAGGCAAATATACATAAGCTCATGCAGACGAAAGAGGGCAGAGAGTATTTAGATAATTGCTGGAGAATGGAACAGACAAAGCCGGATAGAAAGAAACTGCGGGAAAAGATGCGGAAAGGAGAGCGGTAGCATGGCAGCAGGAAACATTAAAGGTATTACCATAGAAATTGGCGGCGATACTACCAAATTATCAAAAGCACTTTCCGGGGTAAACAGCTCATGCAGTTCTTTACAGAAAGAATTGAGGGAAGTAGACAAGCTATTAAAACTAGATCCCTCAAATACAGAGCTTTTGGCGCAAAAACAAAAGATTCTGAAAGAAGCTATAGGAAGTACAAAAGAAAAGCTGGATACGCTGAAAGAAGCGGAAAAACAGGTACAGGAACAGTTTGAAAACGGAGAAGTGAGTGAGGAACAGTACCGGGCACTGCAAAGAGAAATTGCATCAACGGAAATCAAACTGGGAGATTTGGAGCAGCAGGCGCAGGAAAGCAACAAAGAACTTGAGGGCGTGGCAGATGCTGCGGACGATACAGCAGAAAAAGTAAGCAAGATTGATGCAGCAGCAAATGCACTGGATACTGTGAGCAATAAAGCAGGAGCAGCAGCAAAAGCATTAGCCCCAGTATCCGCAGGAGCGGCAGCAGTGGGGGCTGCATCGTATGCGGCAGCAATGGACATAGATAACGGCTATGACATTGTAATAACCAAAACAGGCGCAACAGGCGAAGCACTGGAAAACCTGCAAGGCAGCATGGAAAACATATTTACAAGTTTGCCGATTGATGCAGAAACAGCAGGTACGGCAATCGGAGAAGTAAATACACGTTTCCAGCTCACAGGGGAAGAACTTGAAAAACTGTCACAGCAGTTTATAGAGTTCTCTGAAATCAATGATACAGACCTCAATACGTCCATTGATAATGTGGACACGATTTTAAATAAATTCAATGTTGACGCATCGCAGGCGGGCAATGTGCTGGGACTTCTGACAAAGACAGGGCAGGATACCGGGTTATCAATGGATACGTTGGAAAATTCATTGATGCAGAACGGCAGCACATTAAAAGAAATGGGGCTGGGGATTACAGAAAGTGTAAATTTACTGGCTGCATTTGAGAACAACGGTGTTGATGCAACAACAGCAATGGCAGGACTGAAAAAGTCCGTTAAGAATTATACCGCAGAGGGATTAAGCACAAATGAAGCACTGCAAAAGACGATTGACAGAATCAAAAACGCCAGCACAGAAACAGAGGCGTTATCTATAGCGCAGGAAACGTTTGGCTCTAAAGGTTTTGCGGAAATGGCGCAGGCTATCCGAGAGGGTAAGTTGAGCTTAGACAATTTGGGTGCATCGTTGGACGATTACGGGAACGTAGTACAGGATACCTATGAGGCAACATTAGACCCATGGGACGAAGCGAAAACAACGCTGAATAATCTGAAACTTGCGGGCAGTGATTTGGCAGGCACAGCGTTATCAGCATTGAAGCCTGCCATTGAAAAAGTAACAAGTGCAGTAAAGAACTTTACGGACTGGTTTAGAAACTTGTCAGATGGGCAGAAAGAGACGATTGCTATTATTCTGGCAGTTGTGGCAGCTTTAGCCCCGGCACTATTGATTATAAGCAAGGTGGCGGGAGCGATATCGAGCATAATAAACGTATGCAAGATGTTAAAGCATGCGATTGCAGCAGTAAATGCAGTAATGGCAGCGAATCCCGTAATGATAGTAGTGATAGCAATAGCCGCATTGGTGGCGGCGTTGGTTGTCTTATATAACAAGTGTGAATGGTTCAGAGAGATAGTTGACGGTATTTTTTCTGCAATCAAAGATTTTGTGGGAAATGCCATTGATGCAATCAAAGAATTTATAAGCGCAGTATGGGACAAAATACAGGAGATATGGGGATTTATACAGCCGTACATAGAAATGATATGGGGCGTAATTCAGCAGATCATGGCAGATATTGCACAGATTTTTAGCAACACATGGGAGATCATAAAAGCAGTGTGGGATTTGGTAGCACCGTATTTTATGATTTTGTGGGAAGCAATAAAAACTGTATTTTCTGTAGTTGGCGAAGTGCTAAGCGGCTTCTTTTCGGTTGCGTGGGAGCTGATTAAAACCGTTTGGGACGTTGCGGTAATGTACTTTACTACAATTTGGGAAAATATCAAAATTGTATTTTCTGTAGTAGCGGAAGTGCTAGGGGCGTTCTTTAGTACGGCGTGGGAAGTCATAAAGGCAGTATGGGACGTTGTAGTAGCGTATTTCCAAGCGGTATGGAACGGCATTAAAACAATCTTTTCAGTAGTAAAAGATGTATTAACGGGGAATTTCAGTGACGCATGGAACGGAATTAAAAGCATTTGGGCTGGTTTTGCTAATTTCTTCAGCACAGCATGGAACAGTGTAAAAACAATATTCAGTGCAGTAGGAAATTTCTTTAGGACAACATTTAGTGCAGCGTGGGAGGCTGTAAAACAGGTATTTGCAAACTGGGGCAGCTTTTTCAGCGGCTTATGGGACAGAATCAAAGGCACGTTTTCTAATTTGGGCACTGCAATATCAAATGCAATCAGCGGGGCAGTACGTGCCGGAATCAACGGAGTAATAAGCACGATTGAAAGAACTATTAACAGTGCAATAGGGCTGATTAACGGGGCAATCGGTTTAATCAATAAGATACCGGGCGTAAACATAGGCGGGCTGGGATATTTAAGCCTGCCAAGGCTGGCACATGGTGGTGTATTACAGAATGGTGCGGCAATGGTTGCAGAGGCGGGACCAGAGTTAATACAAATGGTAAACGGTCAGACGATTGTAACACCATTGACACCAACGGCGAGAAATACCGCAATGGATACCGTAAACGGTAAACAGGGCGGCAGTACAACAAATGAAATTCAATTGAAAATTGAGAATTTTTACAACAACAGGGAACAGGACATAAGAGAACTTACAGAGGAAATATTGGAAATTGCAGACCAAATAAAAGAAAGGGAAGAGGCGGCATATGCTTAGTGAATATTTTGAAAGTGCAAATAGCTTTACCTATAACGGCATAAATTCGTTGGATATGGGGTTATTTATTACAGGGCAGAGTGCCGCCGATTCAGCAGCAGAGCCGGAGATTGAAACCGTAGAAGTGCCAGCAAAGGGCATCTTGATACAGGACAATAGAATAGACACGCTGGACAATCAGAGATTTAAAGATTACGAGCAGAAATATACATGCTGTGTAGATGCGACACAGGGCAGGAGCTTAGAAGAACTGGCACACAGCATTTATATGTGGCTGTACGCGCCGGGAATAGAGTATAGCAGGCTGTACGACACTTACAATACAGAACGCTATAGGCTGGCGTATATAAACAGTAATGCCAGCGTGTCAGAACTGGCAAAGCGGTTACTGGGAGAGATAGAAATAACATTCATGTGCAAAGCATATGAAAGGCGGCTGAATGGGGATAAGACAATAACCCTAACGAAAGCAGCAACCATATACAACACAGAGGGATTTACGGCAACGCCGTATATAAAAATAACGGGAAGTGGTGGCATTACGCTGTATATCAATAACCGGGCACATACCTTTAAAGATGTGAACGAATACATTGAGATTGACGGCGAAATAATGAACGCATATAAAGGCGATCTGCTACAAAACAGTAAAATGGTTACTGAACTTTTCCCGAAGCTGACAGCAGGAGCAAATAACATAAGCTGGGCTGGCAATGTAACAAAAGTGGAAATTATACCGAGGTGGTGCAGACTTTGATACCGATTCTATATGATGCCTTAGAAAAAGATTTTACGACAAATGGAATAGGGTTTTTAACAGATGCGGTAAGCTGCATTGTAACCGAGGAAAGAAACGGAATATATGAGCTTGCGTTGACGTATCCGACAAAAGGACATTTGGCGAAATACTTAGAGAATGACGCAATCATAAAAGCAAAGGCGAATGATGAAGATAACCCGCAGCTTTTCCGTATTTACAACCATACGAAAGCTGTAGGAGAAAATACAACATGGTACGGGGAACATATCAGTTATGAACTGAACGGCAACCCGGTAGACTGTTTTACAGTAAGTGAGGTAAACGGAGAACGGGCATTACATGAGTTGCTGGACGCAGCGATATTGCCGCATGAGTTTACCTGTGCAAGTGATATTACCACAACCAACAGCACCAGTATAGACGGGGCTGTAAGCGTCAGAAACGCTATGGGCGGCACAGAGGGCAGCTTATTGGACGTATGGGGTGGAGAATATCACTACGACAATTACAGAGTAGAGCTTTTAAAAGCAAGGGGCGTAGACAATGGCGTAACGATTGAGTACGGCAAGAATCTGATAGATGCAAAGCAGGAAAAGAATATTGCAGATGTTGTAACGGTAATTTTCCCATATGCGAAATATACCGCAGAGGGAGCGGAGCAGAAAACATACATAACATTGCCGGAAAAGGTATTACAGCATGAGAATGCAAACAAATATGCAACGCTGCGGTGTGAGATTGTAGACTTTTCCGGGGAATGGGAAAGCGGAACAATAATTACTACTGACATGCTGCGAGCAAAGGCAAAAGAGTATTTGGGCAAATTAAGTACAGAGCCAAAAGTAAATATTACCTTGTCTTTTGCATCGTTGAAGAAAACCAAAGATTATAAAAATATAAAGGCTTTTGAGAGTGTAAAGCTGTGCGATATTGTTACGGTTAAAATCTTGCCGCTTGATATCAACGTAAAAGCAAAGATTACGAAAGTAAAATATGACAGCATAAAAGAACGTTACGAATCGCTTGAAATTGGAGCAGCCCGCACGAATCTGACTAAAACCATTACTGCGGCACAGAAAGAGGCGCAGGAGCTGATAGTAAAGAACCAGACAAGAGCGGAGCAAATCAAAAAGCAGATTGAGAACACCATTAAAAATGTGACTGCGGCAATCACTGGCAACAGCGGTGGTTATGTGGTATTACACCCGGAAAAGAACCCACAGGAAATATTTATACTTGATACGCCGGATATGTCAAAAGCTAAAAACGTATGGCGTTGGAATCTTGCCGGACTGGGGCACAGCAGTACGGGAGTAAATGGAGAGTTCACGACAGCAATAACCGCAGACGGTCAGATAGTAGCAGATTTTATTACCGCCGGGGAATTAACCGGGGCAATATTAAAAGCTGGGACAGTGTATGCAGAGGCGTTAGATGTTGAGTACAGGAACAAAGTAACTAAACACGCAACAGATGCAGCAGAGGCAGCATTAAACAGCGCAAAGCAGTATGCGAATGGGTTACAGGAAAGTACCAACAAAGAAATTCAAGACGTAAATAACGCTATTGACGATATCAACAATGAACTGGAAACAACAGTAGCAGACGGGATAATAACGGAATCTGAAAAGGCTGCCATACAGAAAATGTTGCAGATCATTGTGAAAGAAAAAGAAGAGGCAGACGCAAAACACGAAGAGTTATTTGATAATGATTATGTGCCGTCTGCGGAATTGAATGCAATGCATAAAGCATGGCTTACTGTATTTGGAACTGCCAATACTGCCAAATATAATGTGCTGGTTACAGCAATCAACAACGTTATAAATTCTGAAACAAAAGAAGAGATTGAAAAAAACATGGAAACATACCGAACAGCATACAGCGAGTATGGCAGTGCGGTTACGGAGTATCAAACAGCCGTTTCTATTGCAATAGAGGCAGCAGCAAATGCCTATGCAGCAGAGAAAGCAAACAGTGTGGGCGAAACCGTCACAAAGGAAATGACGGCAAAAATTGAAAGCACAGCATCAGAAATTACATTGCTATGCAAAACTATTGAAGAGCATAACATGCACAATTATGTAGCAGATGGAGATTTCAAGGACGGTTTTACAGATGAATGGTATACGAGCAGTGAAAATAATGAGGTTATTACGGATAGCACGCTGGGGGTATGCGCCAAGATCTCAAAAACTTCCAGCACACCATCATACATACGGTGCAAGATTGGCGTATTGCCAGCCGGAACGTATAGAGTGCGGTATAAGGCAGCAGCGGCAAGCGGGAGCGAAAGCAACGCAAGAGTACAGTGTACTTTTTATTCCACACAGACAACGGCATACGGATTACTGAAAAGCACAGAATGGACAACCGTAGAAAGAGAGGTAACATTACCAGAAAGCACCAGCACAAGGTATTTATATTTGTATGCCTATACGCAAGGGGCAGCGGTATATGTAAAAGATGTAGAAGTGCTGGGGCAGATGTCGGCATATACAGAGGCACAGTTAAAAATAAACAGTGATTCTATTACGCAGGAAGTTAAAAGAGCAAAAGGGATAGAGGACGAATTAAGAGCATCTATTAAAGTAAATGCTGAAAATATCACAAGCTGCGTAACAAAAGGAAATGTAGGTAGCTATATTACACAGTACTACAACAATGTCATTGTTGCATTTAATAACAGCTCAAAATATGTACAGATTAACGCAGGAGAAATTGCAATTTATGATTATGGTGTAAGTGCCTCTAAAAAACGTGCTGTATTTGATGAACAGGGAAACCATTTTTACCGAGATAATTATTATGTTGGAAAAATTGGCACAAACCAGTGGGTAGGTAATAATGCACATAAAGGGCTTGTATTTGATTTAGAAACGCAAGGAAAGTATATGGCATGGGCACAAAAACCTACAGAGGGGGCAAGCAGTTATACAACCATATTATGTTATTCGAGGGCGAACAGCATATTTACACAAGTGGGCTTACATCTGGGGTGCAATATGTATGGGAATGGCTGGATACTGGACAATGTAGACCTGCGGAACTGTAGCGCAAATGGTTATACAACTTTTACAGGGACATTACCAGTTGTATTGGAAATACATAAAACAGACAATAACGGCGGTATTGGTTGGACATATGGAAATGTGTATATAAAGAATGGCTTAATAACAAGTATTCCACAATAAAGGAGCAGGACATGGAAAAAGAACAGGTTGAAATTACAGAAGAGGCAACACCGTTGCCGCTTGAATTAAATAAAGCACCAGCACCATTACAGGAAGAGGAAAACAAAGCAAAGACGGATACATTTAATTTTACAGAGGCAGTATTGCTTGCAATGAATGAAGAATAAAGGAGAGTGCGCAATGAGCAAAGAACAGGAAGAAATGCAGCAGGCAACAGAGGAACATATAGAGCAGCCGTTACCAGATGAACCAAAAGAGGAACAGAGTGAGCCAATGGGAATACTTACAAGCCGAGCGCATGAAGATATGACATTAGCAATTTTACAAGTACAGGCAGCCTATGGACTGCCAGCATATTTAACAGATCTGATTGTAACGGCAGTACTTGCGGATATCAGGGGCTGTGCAAATAAGGATTTGCTTAATGCATTGAGCAGAAAGGAGTAGCACATGGCGTTACAGAATGTACAGAGAATACAGATTGAGCTTGACGGCAGCGCACCTTTTGAGTATGTCGTGGCGAAAGCTGGGGAAAAAGAAAGCCGGATAGTAGAAGTTACACTATTGGAGAATAAGAAAGAGTTTACCATACCAGCCGGGACAACAGCCAAAATCAAGTATTACAAGCCGGACGGCAAATTTGTATTAAACAATGCCACAATAAGCGGAAATGTTATTACAGTGACATATACAGAGCAGATGCTGGCAGTTTCCGGCACTGGGCGTGGGGAAATTGTTTTATACAACGGAACAGCCGTATTACGAAGCGCAACGTATTACACGAAGATTACGCCAACGGTGTACAAGGAAAACGGGCTGATAAGCGATAATGAGTTTCTGGATATGGCAGAAAGCATTATTGCGATGAATAAGCAGACTGATAAGGCGATAAATGCAACCAAGAGCGCAGAACAGGCTGCAACAGATGCCAATACAGCAGCGGCAGCAGCAAACAGCGCAGCGAAAGCCGGAAATGCAGCGGCAACAGCCGGGAACAATGCAGCCAAGGCGGCAAACGATGCAGCAGAGGCAGCAAATGCGGCGGCAAACAGCGTAGACAAGACAAAGAAAGATGCGACAGCGGCAGCAGGAGCAGCCAACAGTGCAGCAAATGCAGCCAACGAAGCCGCTACAGCCGCCAACAATGCGGCGAAAGCAGGAAATGCAGCAGCCGCAGCCGGGAACAGCGCAGCTAAGGCAGCGAATGATGCAGCAGCGGCGGCAAATGAAGCCAAAGCCAATACAGTAACAGCAACACAGAACGCACAGACAGCAACCAGCGAGGCGAACACAAAGGCAGCAGCCGCCAATAATGCAGCCGCAGCGGCAAATAAAGCGGCGGCAGCCTGTGAGAATATGGCAAAGGGAATTAACAGCATGACGGACGGCACAACGGGCATTACCTACACAATAGGGATTAATGGCGGCATGGTGTATTTAGAATCAGTATAAGGAGCAGAGCATGGCAAGAATTTATTTAGCAGATAAAGAAACATTGGACAGTACACACGCAAATACAAATGCAATTCTGGCTGCATTAGAGGAAAGCGGCGGGGAACATAAAAAAGCGGTACGCTATGGTATCAAAATCAATAAGAGCGACAGCGGAAAAAAGAGCCGGGTAACATACTTATATGATGCTGTAGGCATGACACCTGCGGCAATGAATTATACGGACGGCACATTTAACTATGGTAGCTGGGGCAATGTGGAATTTGTAAAGAATAACTACCCTTGCATGGTTAAATTTGACGGCACAGAGGACTACAAGTTACTGGCAACAAATTACGCATTAAAGGCAGACGGTACAACGGCAAGTGATGCGGCAAACGTGGATTATGCAGGTAATGCAATGGCAGCATTTAAGGGCGGCTGGCTGTGCCAGTACGAAACAGCTACAGACGAATATATCATTTGGAGCAATGTAAAATATGATGACGGGTACAACGCATACCACAGAACCGCACCAGACGGAATTATCAGAGAGGGATTTTACCGCAGAATCTATACACCTACATTATTAAGCAACGTGGCAAGGTCTTTAAGCGGGCAGCAGCCAATGGCAAGCAAAAATGCAACGCAGGAACGTACATACATTAAAGCAAACGGCGATGTATGGGAGCATACAAGCTGGTGGGAATGGAATTATATTATTGCACTGTTAAAGATTATGGCAAAAACAGAGGATTTACAAGAAGCATACGGCAATGGAAATATGAGCGGTTATGTGAATGATTCAACGAAGTATTACGGAGTACTTGCCTCAGGCAGTATGGACGATAAAGGGCAGTTTTACGGATATAATGCCGGAAACAAGCAGATTAAGGTATTCCATACAGAGGCAATGTGGGGCGATCAGTGGGAGCGTATCTGTCAAATGGTATGCGATAAAGGTGTTGTGAAAGTGCAGCCGTATGGGGATTGCAATTTAACTGGCGCGGGATTTGAAAAAGTACTGGATTTTGCAGATTACGGAGTAAGCGGTAGTGTTGGTGGTTACATGAAAGATACTGTTATGACGAAAGCGGGACGTTTCCCGGTAACATATACAGGTAGCAGCTCAACATATTTGTGTGATTACTTTTGGTTGAATACGGGCATTGTGGCTGTGCCTCTTGTGGGCGGCCACTGCAACCACGGGCTGTATTGCGGGGCTTGCGTGGCCTTGAACG